CTCTAGATGTCCTACATAAAACAAGAAAATTATTAGATGATTTCCAATTAAACAATAAACATCTCTTCTCTGATAAGGATGATAACACTAAAGGTGAATAACGATGAAACTTAAACCACAAACAAAAGTAATTGACTTTGAAGCTGTTGAAGGCGGCAAAGTAACCCTAACAAAACTCTCGCTAAAAGCTGTACGTGAAATGCAAAATATGGCAAAAGATTTAGAGGATGCTACATCCTTTGATTCTAACATTGAAGCTATTCGCTTTGTAATCCGTGCTGGCGTTGTTGAAGCTGCTGAACTAAGTGACGAAGATTTCGATCTTTTCTCTCTCGGCGACCTTGCTGCTCTACAACAAAAAGTTATGGAATACAGTGGCCTTGCTGCTGTTGACGTCCCTGAATCGGGAAACGTCTAAGCGCGGAAGAAATGCATTACTACGACCTTGCCTTTACTCTAGGTAGAACTCGAAATGAAATAGACAATATGGATTACGAGGAAATTCAAGGTTGGTTCGAGTATTTCCAGCGCAGACCCATTGGATGGAGAGAAGATCTCCGTGCTGCTTATATCATGAACTCTAACGGAGTTGATAAGAAGCCTGAAGAACTCTTCCCAGCCATCAAGCAAATTAAAAACGATGAACGCAAAGTACAAAATACAGGTCACCAAGGTGAAGCCTTGATGAATTCTAATTTCGGTGCTATGCTGGCATCAAAAGGCTTTAAGCCTAAAATTAAAAAGTAAACTAGAGGGGTGTGTAAAAGCATCCCTCTACCAACTTAAGGAAGCAATATGATAAAAATTACTATACCTAATCTTAACAAAGAATTAGATGATGTCAGTCAAGAAGTCCGGGAAGTAATTTATCAAGCCTCTGTTGCTACCGCTTTTAATGCAGTAACTTCCTTACAACAACAAACACCAGTTGATACAGGTAGGGCAAAGAACTCTTGGAATATTAGTACTGACTCAAAAGACTTTAAACAAGATTTCAGTGCTATCTCAGTAAATTCCTTACTTGCTACTACCGCACTAAACACACTAGATTCAGACGGGTTGAGCGTAGATATCTATCTCACAAACTCAGCCCCCTACATTAATGAACTAAATCGAGGCAAGTCGGACCAAGCTCCCTCTCGATTTATTGAACGAACACTTCTGCAATTTTACGACCCTGATGGCGTAATTGTAGATGAAATTAAACTTCCAGGTGATGACAAATTTAACAAGTCTAACCGCTAACTCCAATGGAACCCAGCCCTGATGCTCGACTTCGATATACGAAGAGTTTCCGTCTATTTCGTATAGCCGGTAACGCAAAACAGCATTGGGGCATCTAACGTAAAAGGAAAAAACAAAATGGCCGTTGAAATTCAGGTAGTCGCTAATACCAAACAAGCCGAAAAGTCCATGGAGAAACTGGAAAAGAAGGTTGACAAGGTTGGCAAAAGTGCTGATAAAACTGCTGGAGGCTTTGATAACGTCTCTAAGAGCGTTAAGAATGTATCCCGTAATGACAAACTAGGTAACCTTGAAAATAATACAAAACGCGCTGCTGACAGTGCGGAACAACTCGATAAAAGCTTCGCCAGTGCTACAAGCACCATTAACACATTTGCCAAAAGAGCTACTCTTGCTCTAACCGGTTTCCTTGCTGTTCGTGGTACTATTGCTGGTATCGGTGATGAATTTAAAAACATTAACTCTCAAATTAGACTTGTAACAAAATCTTCAGGTGAAGCTCTTTCTGTTAACCGAGCACTTCTTAAAGTAACAAGAGATACTCGTTCAAGTCTACAAAGCACTACAACTCTTTTCTCTCGTTTTGCACGAGCAAACAAAGACATTGGTGCTACTCAACAACAACTTGTTAAAGTTACTAAGGCTGTTCAACAAGCAGGTAAGATATCAGGCGGTTCCGCAGATACTCTAAATGCTTCAATTATTCAGCTTAGTCAGGGTCTCTCTTCAGGCGTTCTACGTGGTGAAGAACTTAACTCTGTTCTTGAAGGTAACTCACGCCTTGCTCAAGCAATTGCTGATGGCTTAGGTATTGGTATTGGTAAGCTTAGAAAACTTGGCGCTGAAGGTAAACTTACTTCAAAAGCCGTGTTCGGAGCTATCTTACAACAAGTCGAAAAGATTAACGGTGAATTCCAACAAGTAGAAGCTACTTTTGGTGATGTTTCCGCTACTGCTTTTCTTAACTTTAAAATCGTTATAAATCAAATTGATAAGGCTATTGGACTCAGCAAACTATTTATTGGTTCTGTTAATTTCATAGGAGACTCCTTTAAGGCACTTAGTGAAGTCCTTGATACTGTTCTCCTTAAGCTTAGAGTTAAATTTAACAGTCTTGCGCTTAGAGTAGAAATACTATTCAGCAGAATTACAAGTGTTGTTAAAGGAACTAACCTCGGCAAAGATATTGCTGCTGCATTTAAGTCTGTTCAAAATCTTGATTTATCAAATATTAAACTCCCAACAATTAAACTTGATTCTGTTGTTACAGGGTTCTCTACTGCTATTTCAGAGATTGACAAATTCTACGATAAAGTAGTCGCCAAGTTCCAAGCTCTCTATATGAAGATTATTGGTAACTCCATCTGGCGTGATACAATTGATGAGATTGGCTTAAAGGCTAAAGACCTCAATAATATCGTAGCTCCTACTATTGAAAAGTATGCTAACCGAGTTATTGGTATCTTTAAGAACGTAGAAAAAGAATCTAATGTCACCTTATCCCCTGAAGTTATAGCTGCAAAAGAAGCTAACAGAGAGATTGCACAAACTGGTGGTTCAGACTTACCTTTTGTTCTTAGAGCATTTCAATCTTCTATGAGTGTTCTTAACAGTTTTTTATCAATAGTCTCAACTGCTTTACAAGGTGTCCAATCTGCAATTGGCGATGCTAACTTTACAGGTCTTGTTGCTGGTATTATCTTACTAAACAAAAACCTTCGTAGTGCTGTTACATCAAGTGGCCTTTCAAACATTGGTCGAGGCACTGCTGACTTCCTTGCTACTCCAGGTCTCGAAAAAAGGCAAACAAACTTAGGTGGTGAAGTTGCTGCACTCGAAAGAATTGCAGGCATCTCTTCAGGTAAAGTTAAGAGTGTAAACGAAAGCTTAACAAACCTCGCAGAACGCTCAGGCCCTGAGGCTACAAAAGAAATCAGAGATTTTGAAAAGAATCTCCGCAAAGTTAAACGAAATACTCCGGCAGCTACAATCAGAGATTTACAGAACAAGATTGATACCTTTAGAGGCTCTCTATCTCAAACTGCTGTAAAAGCTCTTGAGGCTGAACTTGCTCTTCGTAAGCGTGGAGTTTCTCAAGAAGCTGCTGCTCGTAGAGCTAACAAAACCACTCTAAAGCTAGGTGTTACAGAAGAACGACTTCGTAAAATTCGTGAAAACTCTGTAAGTGCTTTTGTTAGAATCGGTGAAAGCTTCCGTGGACTTACCTCAAGCGTCGGTGCTATTGCAGGCGGCGCAGCTGGTTTTACTATAGGTCAAAACATTGTTAAAGTTCTTGACGAACGAATCGGCAACCTTCCAGGCTGGGCTGAAGCCGGTGTTACACTTGGTTCTTCACTACTTGGACAAGGTCTTGGTGCTGCATTAGGCCAAGGTATTGGTCTTGCTCTAACCACATTTGCTCCTTTTATTGGACGACTTATTGGCATGGCAATTCCTAAAGCTATTCTGTTAACCATTGGTACTGCTGTATCAGCTATTGCTGCTGCTATTATTAGTCCTGAGCTTATCGAAAAGATGGCTAAGGTTCTTGGATTTAGCGACGAAACTGCTAAAACAATTTCTGAATTCTTAGATCCACCGTGGCTACAAGATTTCCGCACTACAGTTAAAGACTTTGGTGCATCAATCGCAGACATGGTTCAAAGCTTTAAAAATTCTCGTTTAGGAAAATTCCTTGGAATGGGCGCACAACAGCCTATTAGTCGTGCTAACGGCGGTCCAGTAAATGGTGCCGGTACAAGCAAGTCTGATTCTATTCCAGCTATGCTTTCTAACGGTGAATTCGTAGTTAACGCTGCTGCTACTAAGAAACACGCTGGTTTACTTGCTCGTCTTAATGGCGGCATGAATCCAGGTGGTGATGGTAAAGGCGGTTATGCTGGTGGTGGCCTTGTAGGCGACGAAACAGCTGTGCTTAAACACCTTCGTAAGTTTGAAGGTTACGTACCTCACATCTATACAGATACAGAAGGCTTTGCTACTATTGGTATCGGTCACTTACTGACTGAATCAGATATTAGCAGCGGACGATTCTTCGATCCTAAA